TAGGCGACAAGATAAAAGAGAAATACAAGTCTAACAAGTGTGTTATTAAGCCAAAGACACAAAGAAATAATAAAGAAGCAAGGATATTAAGCAATTCAACTTGGGTTAACGAACATATCTATATGCCTTTTAATTGGCAACATAAATACCCTGACTTTTATAAACACATTAAAAACTTTATGAGAAAAGGGAAAAACATACACGATGATGGTGCTGATGTAATAACAGCAATAGCAGAAAGCATTAATAATAAACCAAAAATAATGGTAAGTAATTCAAGAATAATGTAGGAAAGGAAGATGCCGTATGGATAATTTTAATCAGTTAATTGATGATATTAAAAACACATTAGAAATAAATAGGCAGGTGCTAGTAGATTTAATGAGTAAAAACTATACAAGAGAGATAAGTATATCATTTAATGTTAACCCAGAAGAAATAGTAACTATGGATGTGTTTACTCAAAAAATGGTAATAAGTAAAGAAAATTATATTAGTGCGAACATAAATAAAGAGGTGCAGAATGATACAAGTAAATAAAGAGTTTCTTAAAAATGAAGACTATATCAAAACAGTAATAGAAAAAGCTCAAAAAGAAATGAAAAAGAAACAAGCAAGAATGAATAGATACACAAGAAGTAAAACAAGAAAAGATATAGATGTAGCAATAGAATACTATGCAACAACAATAGCAAGTGGTTATTTTGGTGGTATAGCTCCTGAAATAACAATAAAACAAGAAACGAACAAGAAGAAAATCAATATTTTAAAGAAGTTGTTTAATAAAGTAGTAGGTCAAAATGCAGATAAAGAGGAATTTCAAATACTTATTGACTACATAAGGGAATATAATGATGATCCTACTATATTTTACAATTTAGTTAAAGACTATTTTATTACAGGTAGTTGTTATGCTTTACAATATGAAAATGAAGACAACAAAATGATTTATGCAGATGTTAAATCTATTCACACAGTAGCATTATATGATTATTCTACACCAGTTAAAGAAGTAGGGATAATGAGGATATGGACTGAACAAGATGAAACGGGCAAAGATGTAGAAATGGTTAATATTATTACTGATACTGAAAAACTATACTATAAGGGCAATAAGAAGAAACAAGAAGAATATAAACTTGTAGAAGATATGACAGAAGATGTTGATTGGCTATTAGTGCCAGCTCTAGCAATAGAAAATCCTGATGGACTATGTATTTTTAGTGTAGTAGAAAGTTTAATTGATGCTTTAGAAACTATTATATCTAACAATAAAGACACTTTCGAGCAAAATGCAGATGCTAAATTAATTGCAGTAGGATATGCACCTGAAAACGAAATGTTTATCGAAGATGAAGAAGGAAACACAATCATCAATCAAGACAGAATAAAAGAAGATAACGCAGTACTACAAGCAAAAATGTTATATGTTAGTGGCGATAAAGACAATAAAGGCGATTTTAAATGGCTTTTGAAAGAACTTAACGACACAGCAAGCGAAAATCATAAGAAAACTCTAATAGAGTTTATTTTTATGATATTATGCGTACCAAACCTAACTGATGTAGGGTTTACAAATGCTGATAATAGTTCAGCACTAGAAAAGAAATTCTTTTCATTAGAACAATTAGTAATACAAGCCGAAAAAATGTTTAAAAAAGAATATCTAGCATTGTTTGAGAACTTTGTAGACAGAATAAACACTAAATACTCAACTAATTTTGACTTTAGCGAGATAGACATAACATTTAAGAGAAATTTACCAACAAATAAATTGGAAGTTGTTAATATGTGGAAATCATTGAAAGGTACTGTATCTGATGAAACAGTTATAGAAAACTTGCCTTTTGATATTGATACTGAAACAGAGTTAGCGAGAATTAAAGAACAAAATGATGAAAATATAATGAAGTTTCAAAGTAATATGGAAAATAATAAGAAAGTAGGTAATAAAGATGTGGGAGGAAATCCAAAAGAAACAAAAGAGTTACCTAAAGGACTACAAGAAAAGTCAGAGGTTAATGATTGATGAACTTCAAAATATAGTAGATAGTAATAAATTAGGTATTGATGAGATACACGATATAGCAGATACACCAAAGATAAATAAGTTTAAACGAAAAATAGTAAGTTCGTTCGATGAAATTAAAAATGTTAATGATAATGTGGTAGATGATAGTTATATCAAGTTTTTAGGCAACAGTTACCTAAACAAATCAAGAATAACCAACAAAGATATAATGTTGTTCTTAATCATGCTAGAATACCTTAAATTAGCAATAAGATTGAACGAT